ACCTAATAATGTTGAAGAATGGTTGTTACAAAGACAAGCACAATTACATGAGTTTGGAAGTGTTATTGTTAATTTTACTGTATCTGGAAATTCTGCTCGTCATGTGGGAGATTTAGTCAGGTTTGAACTTCCAACAAATATTCCAGATGATGATACTAATGTTTCGGGAGCTGTTAAGGTAGGACATCAACTTTATAGTGGACTTTATTTGATTTCTAAAATACGACATAAAATAACAAAAGATGTTTATGATATGGATATGGAACTGATTAAAAATTCATTTGCACAAAGGATTCCTGGCCAAGTTACGGATGAGAGAACAGAATGAGAACAGGATATTTTCAAGGAAAAGACGGATACGTTTGGTGGAATGGAGTTGTTGAGGATCGTAAAGATCCGCTGATGCTTGGTCGGTGTAGAGTTCGTATTCTTGGATGGCACACTTCAAACAAATCAGAATTACCAACTAATTTATTGCCATGGGCTCAAGTTGTTATGCCCATTACTTCTGCAAGTCAAACTGGTGTGGGTGAAGCACCAGTTGGCCCAGTTGAGGGAACGTGGGTAATGGGGTTTTATCGTGATGGTGAACTTGGACAGGAGCCTGTGATGACAGGAACACTTCATGGAATACCAGAAGAATATGCAAAACAAAATACTGGATTCTATGATTCAAGATTAGATGTTAAAAATACTGACGGAAATAATATTACTGCAGCAGGAAGTGCAGATAGTGCTCCTCCTATTTCTCTCAAGGGTTTCCCATATCCACCAAAAGATGTGGAAGTCCAGCAGGGATCAGAAGCAGTTATACATGAGTTTACCGATTCGGAGAAGAAATCATTTTTGAGTCAATCTCTTTTTCCAAGAGAAATAGACAAACCAACAACATCAATTTATGCTCGTGGTGTAAAGGATACATCAACCGAAGTTGAAACAAAATTCTATTCTAAAGAAGATTCGTTTGATGGAAATATTTCTGGTATATCTTCTATTGTTGCAAGAAAATTAAAGACTAAGACAAAACCAGTAACAGTCACAACCAACTTCACACCAGATCCAGTAATTAATAAAGAAAGAGATGACAAACCTTTACTTCCTGCGGCCGATCAAAAGGAAATAGATTCTGAAGATACTGAATTTAATATAACTCAACCACCAACAGCATATGCTGCACAATATCCTTTCAATCATGTATATGAATCTGAAAGCGGACACTTGGTTGAAATAGATGATACACCTACAAAAGAAAGATTACATTGGTATCATCGGTCAGGAACATTTACAGAATTTCATCCAAAAGGAATGCGTGTAGATAAGACAAATGCTCATCGGTACAATATTGTCACAGGAGATTATAAGTCAATCATTCAAGGAGATGATATAAAAGCAGTTGCAGGGGAGACTGCATTGAATACAGGAAAATACCATTTGGGAGCATCTAAAGAAATTCGGATGATTTCGGAATCAAATCTCACGATGAGTACTCCTTCCAATACATATATTGGGGGGAAAAATATTATCCTTGCTGCATCCGATACATTAATTCTCAAGGGTGGTGGAAAGATTGTCAGAGAAGATGATACTGCAAAAGATACTGTAAAGGGAAATTTTCAGCTTGATGTGGAAGGTGGATATAAGGTTAGTGCAGGAAAATTATCTTTATCATCATTGGGTGCAATAAGTCTTAATTCATTTGGGCCGGTTACACAAACAATCACAGGAAGTTCAGAAGAAACTATAGCAAATATTGATATACTAATAGGAAACACGAATGCAAAAAAAATTACTGCATTGTTGGGAAAAATTGTACTTGAAACAATAGATATGTTAGTGACAGGAGGAATTGATCTTAATGTTGGGCCTGCTGGAGTTGCAGGACAAATTTCCATCAAAGCACCATTGGGAGACATATCAATTCGTTCTCTTACTGGGCCGTCGGGAGTAGATATATTTGCAACGACACAGGCAAAACTTAAAGGACTGATTCAAGCAGAAGTTTCGGGTGCAATTGCAAAAGTCACAGGAGATGCTCTTGTACAAATTGATGCACCATTTGTTACAGTTGCAGGAACATCTTCTCCTGCATTACTTGCAACTGAATTTTTGAAATTATTTGCAGAACATTATCATCCAAGTTCGGTTGGGCCAACGGGGCCATTACATCCATCATTTGCAAGTAAGATTGCTGGTACAATGTCCAAGAAAGTATTTTTAGCATAGGAGAAAAATGCCTTTAGTTGTTGCAACATTACAAGCAGAGTTGGTGGGGGCATTGGAAAAGGGCCCTGCTGGAAATCCTTCTCCACAACTTGTCGGATTGGATATTGCAAAAGCATTTAATAATTTTTGTTCAATGGGAATGAATGCAGGAGCAGGAAGTGCAACTGCAATGCCAGGATTTAGTGGATTGGGGTCAGATTTGGGAAATATTTTATCGGGTGTAAGTCCAGCACCAGCATTAACTGCGATGAAAATGGCAACAGCATTTAATACTTGTATGTCTACTTTTTTGAGTGTATATCAGACAACAATTATAACTGCAGCTGGACTTGGAGGGTTGCAATCTGGATTGGGTCAATTACTAGGAAGTCCAAATCCCTCTGCATCTTTGTTTGCACAAGGATTGGCAACTCAGTTAAATACATTTGTGTTATCATGTCAGGTAATAGGAATGATCCCAGGCACTCCACCAATACCATTTGCAGGGCCTTTAAGTTAGAAAAAATATGGATATAGTACAGAAAAAACAAGAAGTATTAGAGGATATTGCAAGACAACCTGCTAATGTTGTCTATGCACGAATTGCCGTATGCGATGAAATTCAACTTGCAGATTTGATGAAGGTTGAATTCATTCCTTATTTTAGAGGAACTGCGAGAAGTGTATCTAGTGGTACTACTGGTGATACTGCTGATTCTTTACATCAAGTTTGCATCAATCTTGCAAAACAAAGAGCATTACTTCAAGGTGCGGCTGCATCTCATATTATTCATTTTGGTATACAGGATACAAGTGGAACTTCTGCACATTCCTCATCTGGTGATTTGTCCTTTGCAAAATTACAAGATGCAAGTTATAGTAGTAAGACATCCTTTGGATATACTGTCATGCATGATTTGAATGAAACTGGTGGGATTGTTACTCTTTCATCTACTTCAAACGCAAATACTACAATCACAAATGATGAAGGAACAGATGTAAAATATTTTACAGATTTTTCAAAATATTTTCTAACACGCAGTCGTGCAAATGGTGAAATCGTTTCTATAGATGAGAACACCGCACCATATACTACTCCAACTACGGCAGAACCTTTTATACCAACTAAAACAATTAATGGGGAAATTTTTCTTGGAGCTCCTACTGATCCAACTGCAAATTCAGATACCAGACATGAATTCTCATTAACAGCGAATACAACTGGAATAGGATATGCTGGTGCAAATAATGATATTACAGAAAATAAATGGGTGGGAAATACATACGTGGTTCTCAAACTTTCAAATGCGGCCGGAACATTTTCTGAAAGTGAATCTCTTACAGATTTTGATAATAATTCGGGAACTATAAAAACTCAAGCAAATACTACAACTGTTGTATTAGACTCTGGTGATGTTAAAGGTACATTTGTATCGGGAGAAATAGTTACTGATGGCCTAACCAATGCTACTGTTTCATCTATACAGACTATATCAAATACTTCTTCTTCCATCACATTGACAGGAAATACTTTTACAACTGGTGGTAGTACTGATGTTACTTTAGGATTCACAAAATCAAGTACAATTTCTTTAGATACAGATGCTGTTGTAAGAAACGAAAATACTGTAACTATCACTGCAAGCAATCATGGAATTAATGCAGGAGAAAGAATCGCACTTAAAGGTGCAAATGATGCATTTAGTGAATTTAATGACACGTTTATAGTAACCGATTCTTCCGATGATACTCTTCAATTTGAAACAGCAAATTCTACATCTGTTACTCCAACTGGTGATTTTTCATTAGTAAAAAATATTTATTTTGGAAGAACGAGTAATGCATCTGGATCAGTTACAACTAGAACAGTTAATGCAACTGCCGAGTTGAGATTTCAATCTTCAGATCTTAGTGCAGGGTTTCCAGTAGGAAATACTGTAACAGGACAAAGTAGTGCTGCATCTGGATTTATTGATGAAAGATCTATTAAGGGTGATAGGTATCAGACAAAGACAGATGAAGTTAAAACATATTACACTGCTTCTGATACAGGAACGTGGGATTATGATGCAACTAACAATGCAAAT